ATATTACTTTGATGCAGGTGGTGTTAAAACATATTCAAATACAGAACAAGGCACAATTAATTATACAACAGGTCAAATCGTAATCAATTCACTAAACATAACAACAATATCTAATATTAGAAATGTTGCTTCAACAGTTGTTGAGTTGACTGTCACACCAAACTCAAACGATATTGTTCCTGTTAGAAACACAGTTGTAGAAATTGATGTTGCAAATTCAGGTTTTACAGTAGAAAGAGATGGCTTCGCAGGTGGGTCAAATGATGCAGGTGTAGGTTACACACCAACAACAAGTTATTAGAGTGTTAAATGGCTAAATTCAATGATAAGATTTCAACCTTAATAAATGCACAATTACCAGAATTTGTAGTTGAGCAACACCCCAAATTTGCTTCTTTTCTTAAATCGTATTATCAGTTACTAGAGAGTGCAGAGTTACAAGTTGAACAGATAGAAACCACAGATGGTATTCTATTAGAAACTGAAACCAACCAAGAAAACTTATTAATACTAGATGCTGGTAGATTAGGTTCTACAAGAACGCAATTAGATAGTGGCGACAAAGTTCTTACAGAAGACACAGCATTCGGTAAATTTCAAAACGGAGAAACTGTAACAGGTTCTACTTCAGGTGCTACAGCAGTTATTGTTGCAGAAGATTTAGATAACACTAGACTTTTCATTACATCACAGAATAAATTTGTTACTGGTGAAACAATAAACGGAAGTTCTTCAAATGCAAGAGCTGTTATAAAAGGCTACACACCTAATCCTATTCAAAACCTTTCAGAGTTAGTACAATATAAGGATCCTGATAGAGTAATCGACAGGTTCTTATCTCAATTTAGAAATGAGTTTTTACATACTATACCAGAAAGTTTAACAACAGGTGTCAATAAAAGAAATCTTATTAAAAATATCAAATCACTATACCAACTAAAAGGTACAGCTGAAGGACATAGAATTTTCTTTAATTTATTATTTGGCGAAAACTCAGAAACATTATATCCTAGAGAACAGATTTTAAGAGTATCAGACGGCCAATGGGGGTCAAGAAAGATTATTCGTGGTATTGATGTTGTAGGTTCTACAACAAGTCTTATTGGTAGAACAATTACAGGCGAAACATCTAACGCTACGGCAATTGTAGAGAATGTTTTTAGATTTACATTTGGTGCAAATCAAGTAACAGAATTTATTGTAGATAGTGATACAATTGTAGGCACATTTCAAATTGGTGAAGTAATACAAGGTACAGAGTCCGATATTAATGATGTATTCATCAAATCTACGGTAACTGGTATTCCTGGAGCAAAAATAATTTCTAACGATGGTGCCTTGTATGATAGCAATGCTACTATTAGATTAACAGGTGGTGGACAAGGTGCATTATTCCAAGTTGGCAATTTAGGTGGTGGTGCAATTACAGAAACTATTATTGATGACGGTGGTTTTGACTTTGAAATTGGTGACAAATTAACATTTAATGCCGGCAATACCTCAGGCGCCGGCGCTCAAGCATTTGTATCAGTTGTAAATGGTGGTTTTTCTCCTGAATTAGGAATTGAAAGTGGTGATACTCTTTTTCCAGAAAACTCAACATCAACAGACCCATTAACAAAATACTTAGCAGGTCCAGTTATATCAGTAAAACCTGGTTCTGTTACAGGTGGTCAAACTTTTGGTGCAATTAGAGGTTCTATTAATGACGCAGATGACACTACATCAAATGCAGTTTTATCACTTACAGGTCAAACTTCAGGTGCAACAGCTACAGTAAGATATAATATTGATGGCACAACATTACAGCGTACTACTGAAACAATAGGTGGTAAAGTTTACGATAAAAAAACAGACTTCAACGAAACCATTTTATATATTTCATATGTCGGTTCAATACCATTTAAAAAAGGTGAGATTGTAACTGTATTAGCCGCAGATAGTTCAACATACAATTTTACTTTAAGTGATACTTTTGGTAGAATAGGTGTTGGTATCAATAGAGAGGGTATAGATGAAACAAATATAGCCGATAGGGATTCCATTTATCAGATGATGAGAAACCTTGGTGCTGGTGTTGAAGAAGATGACCATATAGTTTTAGAAGGTGCCACCTCTGAGGGAGATAATTATTCAGGTGACAAGATTGTACAAGAAAGAAATACTGGTGTTGGTGATATTACCGATATATTCTTAATTAGTGGTGGTTCAGGTTACACTTCATTACCTATTATTAATTTTGATATAACATTACCTGACGGCACAGTTGTAAGTAGTTCTTCAGGTAAAGATTTTATTTTAAAATGTTTTGGTACAGAAATTGGTAGAATTTTAGATATTAAGACCATTGAACAAGGTGTTCAACACGAATTAAGTCCAAGTCCACCAGCTATTGAATTTATTAATAACAGTATTGTAAAAGCAGTTTCAGGAGTATTTTCAACAAGTGAAACTGTAACAGGTGCAACTTCTGGATTTACTGCTGAAGTAAATAGTTTTGATGTGGCAAGAGGCTTATTAAGATTAGATGCTGTTGTTGGTTCTCCTGTTGTTGGTGAAATAATTAATGGTGCAACTTCAGGTGCTTCAGGTAAATTACACATTACAGACCATGCTTCTGCTACAGTTAATGTGGTTGCAGTTGCTGATACAGATGGTTCATTTTTAAATGAAGATGGTTGGTTATCAGAACAAACTATGAAAGTACAAGATAGTTTGTATTATCAAGATTTTTCTTATGTAATTAAAGTTGGTGAATCCATTAATAGTTGGAGAGATGCATTTACTAAAACTATGCATACTTCAGGTTTCTATTTTTCTGGTGAAGTTGCAATTGAAAACAGATTAAATGCTAAAATTAAATCACCAGTTGTTGGTGAGATTTCAGGTGTATCTGAAAGTCCAATACTTGGATTACTTACAACTCTTTTTGCTAGAAATGTTAGAAGAAAAATGGGTACACTTACAGATGGCACCACACTTAGAGCAAAACCTCAGTCAGCATATACATATGCAGATAGACCTAGTTCATCAACTAGAGATACAACAGTAAGATTAAGTTTTGCTGTGACGGCTATAATTAGTAGAGTTAGAAGACAGGTAGCCAATGTAAATATTGCACAAGGGTTTGCCTATGCAGGACCTAAGTACGGCACTCTTAATAAATATCATAATACAATATTTAAAGGTGGTGATAGATTAAATAAGTCTGGTATTACATTTGAAGTTTTAAGTGGTATAAAAATATTTGGTACAAGAAGTTCTTTAGACGGAGAAGGTGCAGTTTTCAAAGCAACCTCAGATGCTAATGGACAATTACTTAAAAGTGCTTTTACAATACCAGCAGATATTCTGATTGCGACTGACTTGTTTAGTAACACAGTACAAAGATTTGACCAAACTAACTTAACATTTGACGATACTACACCATAAAATGCATATAAATAGTATTAGTAAATAAAGGTAAAAGATAAAAAATGGCAAAACAACTAATAGGTATAGGTTCTTCAGCTAATGATGGAACAGGCGATAATCTTAGAGTAGGTGCAGATAAAGTCAATGATAACTTTAACGAGATTTACTCGACTATTGGCAATGGTACTACATTAACATCTGGTACTTTTATAACCACAACTTCTACAAGTGTTTTAACAAATAAATCTATTGACCTGACTGATAACACAGTCACATGTACTTTAGCAGAATTAAATACTGCTGTATCAGACGCAACTCTAGTTTCTACAACAGGTTCAGAAACATTAACTAATAAAAGTATTGATAGTGATAATAACACAATCACAAATATTGTCAATGCTGATATTAAATCATCAGCTGCAATTGCAAATAGTAAATTAGCAAACTCTACAATATCTATTGGTGGTATAACACTTGCCCTAGGTGCTACAGACGCAACACCGGCTTTAGACTTGGCAGATGCAACAAATTATCCAACAAATAGATTAATAGGAACAGTCACAAATGCACAATTAGCTGGTTCTATTGCAAACTCAAAACTATCAAACAATTCTATTAATATTATCGCAGACGACAGTTCTGCTCAATCAGTTGCATTAGGTGGTTCAATTCTATTTACTGGTGGTTCTGGTATTACAACTTCAATTTCAGGTAATGAAATTTCTTTTGTTACTGACGGTTCTATTGTAACAGAAACATCTACAGACACACTTACAAATAAAACAATTAACGGACCTGATAACACATTAACAAATATTGCAAACGGTTCATTAGCAAACTCTACAGTAACTATTGGTGATGACGCAATTGCTTTAGGTGCTACACAAACAACAATTACAAATTTAAGTTTAGATGGTGCTACAGGTACAATTGACTTAACAAGTTCAGGTAATAAAATAAGATTTAACTATGCAAATACAGGTGCTTTACCAACAGCTGCAACTTACGAAGGTATGTTTGCATACGATATTGGTGGTAATAATCCATATGTTGCAGACGCAGGTGGCTGGGTAAAATTATTAACAGAAAACGCTTCTATTGCAGATATATCAAATGTAGCTTCTATTGCTAGTATATCGGCAGGACAAGGTTTAGTTTGGAATGCAGGTGGTTATTTTGAACCAGGTAGTTTAGGTGGATTTTCAGGTGGTACAGATTTAGACCAAGCAGGTGCTGATATTGCAGACCTAGGTTATATTTCACACCGTTCACCAGACGCAACAGTAACACAAACATTAACAGTTACAGTTGCAACTAAAACAACTGAACACACAGCATACGGAGATGGTTCTTCATCTGGTTATAAAATTGACGGACACGAAGGTGCTCATTTACAACTTTCACCAGGTGTTTACAAGTTTGACCAAGCAGATAGTTCAAACTCAGGACATCCATTACTATTTTATAGAGAGGCAGCTAAGACAACTGCCTACACAACAAATGTAACCACAAGTGGTACACCAGGTTCTTCAGGTGCTCACACAACAATTACGGTTACAAAAGCAACACCTTCAACTTTACACTATCAGTGCTCTGCTCATGCAAACATGGGTGGTGTTTTATCAGTTTTAGGTAGTGAAAACTTAGCACAAACGGAAGACCTTGATGTTGTCGGA